TATGCTTTCCCTTCAAGTGCTTTCATCATCGCGTACATGCGCTTGGCGCCCAAGCGCCGTGAGCCTTTGCCCATGCCACGGACTGCTTTGGCCGTGAAGACAAACTCCCCATCAGAGAGCATAGCCGGGATGTCATCCGACGTCTCCGTTCCAGGGCCGTTGATGGCGCCGTTTTTGCGTGGGAACTTGGGTGTGCCGCCCTTCTTGAGCCCAGCAATACCGCCTTGAGCAAAGGCTCGGGGCTGCATTGTTTGCCGTTGATATTGCGGCGCAGCGTAATACTGCACTGGGCTAAACATAAATTGAGCTGGCGTGTACTGCCGGGTCGGCAGGCCATATCCCATGTACTGCGGTGTGAAGTACTGCGTTGCAGCACCGCCTGGAGTCGTGCCGTAAATCTCAGGGGACTGAGCCATGAGATCGAAGCCCGTCTCTTTCGGAACGATTCCCGGAGGGCCTTCTTCCTGAGGACTAAATCCGCCCATGGCGCCCATGGCCAGCGTTCCGGCGGCGACGGTCGGGCCATAACTGCGAATGAAGCTGGGGTTGTATGAGCCCGAAGCGCTCTTAAGGGCTTCTGTGTATGTGGCGCCCTGTGCTCGAGCAGCCTGAAAGGCCGGGCTTTGAACGAGTTGAGCTTCAGTGTACGAAGTTGGCATGAAAGCCTCTTTCGCTGCACCAAAGTAGTCGCCCTGCCTGTACAGATCCATGGCCGACGGGGCTTGCTGGAAGCCTGTGGCCGCAGTCGGAGCTGCTGTGGGAGCGCCGGGAAGTGTTCCAATACCGCTCGTGGGAGCAGGAGTGACGCCTGGGACATCAAGTCCACGAAAGTAAGCTTCGGATCCAGGGGTGGTCGGAATGCCTTGGCCAGAAGCCATCAGGCTTTGGTAGTCCCCAGTGGAGAGATAGTCTCCGGCCGAAGGCGCTGGCAGACTTGTAGCACTCATGCCCGGGCCAATGGGGGTTGCCGGTGCCAACATCTCCCCGGTGACGGGATCAAACGAGAAGCCGCCTTGAGAAATGGGTGGGGGTCCGACGTTGTAGGAGACCTGCGGGGGCAGGCCCGTAAGCGGATCAACCGCAGCCCGTCCCAGGTAGGCAGTTGTGCTCCCGCCAGGACCAGCAGCAGGTGCAAAAGAAGGCGCCGGAGGTGCAGCCGGGGTCAGAAGCTGCTCGCCCGTGATCGGATCAAAGGTAAAGTCTTGCGGTCCAGCAATTGGCTGACCGGCAAGCTCTGTCACAGTGGGAGTCGTAGGCGTTTGAACAGGAGAAACTTCCACGTTGGAAATAGTCCCTGTCACCTCAGGCTGTGCAGAAGGCATGCCGAGCAAGGACTTTCCTGCGTTGACAGCACGGTCCCACTGACCAGCTACTGTGGTTGGACCAGCATAAGAACCAGCTTCAAAGGCCCCCATTCCACCCGTTACACCTGCCGTGACACCGGCGGTAAGGCCGCCAAGAGCACCGCTCTTCAAAGAATCCTTAAGGCTTTGCCCGGCAAGAAGGCTCGAACCAAAACCACCAACAAAGCCGCTGACTGCGGCCACACCGGCAACGGAGCTGACACCAAGCATGCTGGCTGCTGCTGGGCCAAGGAAAAAGCCCAACGCAACGGCAGTGACAACTTTTCCAACCGTGGAGCTGGCAAACTTCTTGACCGCCCCAGCAACGCCTTTGACAACGCTGCCAACAGCCTTGGCCGCTCCTTTAAAAACGCCACCCACAGCTTTGGCGACCTTTTTAAGGAAAAACTCAGGCAGACCGGTGACAGGGTTGATCGTTCCGGAACCACCGCGGCGGCGCAGCATACGTGCTTCCGACGGTGTGATGTGTGCCAGCATCCGGTCGCCATTACGGCCTTGGCTAGCCAAGGCCTGAGCAATCGGGTTGAGTTGAACAATGCCACCAGCAGCAAAGCCCTGAACGCCCATAGGCATCATCGACCCGGACATCTGGTCCAGGGCCATGTTCAGTGCGCCAAAGTAGGCTGCGTCAAACTCAGGAGGAAGGAGCTCTTCAGGAACCCCCTCTTTGATAAATTCAGCTCGGATTTCTTGGTAATTCTGGGGTTCAGCAAGGACGGCATCCACCATCTGCCCCAAAGCATCAATAACATCAGGGGGTAGTTGCATGCTTTCCAGCGCTTGCCGGAACTGCTGGACTTCCGTGGGATTCGTATCTTCTGCCGCGGCCAGCAGCTCAGTGCCGAACTCACGGGGATCGATCTGCTGACGAGCAGATTCAAAGGCGGCCGAAGCGGCCGGATCAAACATCGGTGGCTGGTTGGCCGGCGCCGGTGCGCCCATGCCTCCCAAAGACATAATGCCTTGCTCTTCCATTGCTATCCTTTCCAAGTTTGCCGGTGGACCAACCTCGTCCGCGCGTCGGGAAAGGACGCGAATTTGGCTAATATTATGGCGTATACCACTAGTTTCTGTCCACTTCTAGGTACGAAAGATAGAAGACGACACCGCCTTCTGAGGACTCTACTTCAAGCTCATCTGTAGCTTCTAAGACACACGGAACGCCACTAAATACGTCCATGGTCGCATTGACCGGTAGGAAGATATCTCTCATCAGATGGTAGCCGGTTGACCCCCCGCCAGGATAGGCAATCACCGTGATCGTGGCATCCGTGGAGTTGGCATTTGTCACCCTCAACGAGCTCAAAATAGCCGTGTTCGCAGCCGGGACAGTGTAGATCGTGTGCGCCGTGGATGCCACGGCTATGTGCTGTTGTTTAAGATATTTGTTGGCCATCAGTACATCTCCGCAGAAATGAAGGCAATGGTCATGATTACCGACGGGATGGCCGGTCTAGTTGGACTTGTTCCGGCCGGGTAATACTCCAAAAAGGCACCCGAGCGATCCGACCACCATGCTATTTCTAAGTACTCAGTCGTTGCATCATTTACGGTGAAAATGCCGTTAATTGACGGAACCGCATGCGACCAAATGCTCGCGCTTTTTCTTGTCAATAAATCAAATCGAGTGTTACTTAAAGGATAGTTGACCCCTGTGTTCTTGGCCCAAATTTCAAACTCCCCCACCGAATTGTCTTGGTTGGACACCTGCGTCCGGAAGGTCACAAGATACTGACCGGGATAGTCAAAGATCAGCTTCGAGGCCCGTGAGCCGTTGATCGTGGTACTTGCTACAAGCTGCGATGTAGATACAGTGTATACACCAACCCCGCCTGTCGTGCCGCTCACTTGAGCCACGATGCGGGTTCCGGCGGTGATGCCCGTTCCGGTGATTGTCATGCCTGTGAGTAAAGTCCCAGAGGTCACGGCAGTGACGTCCAAGACCGTACCGGCAGATCCGGCTCCGTCATCAATCTCTCCGGTGAACACCGCTGTATGGCTGCCTACCTCAATGCCATATTCAAAGATAGGGCTATCAAAGGTGATAATGTTCTCGGAGGTCGTTCCAACGTTTTCCTGATCTTCTTCGGACATCAGCATCGCATAGGGCAACAAAATTCCGGTACTCGCCTGAAAACCACGTACCGGTCCAGCAAAACCGCCTCCGGCTGACCCACCCCCGGCTCCAAACCACGCAGAAGCCGCAGAGGCGTTTTGATCCGGGATCGATGTATAAGTGCTGTTGAGCTGCAGAACAATCTGCTCGAGCGACCGGACAAGCTGGTCGAACTGCTGAGCGCTGTACTCTGCGGGCGCCGCATTGGGCAGGCGGACATTGAATATCTTGCTCATCGCAACCCGTCAGGCTGAATGTCTACCCGTAGCGTTCCGTAGCGCCAGAAGGTATCCACCTCGTCGCTCTCGATCTTCAAGGAAATCTGCCGTCCACGCGCCCTTGTGTCCACCTTTTGAGTTGACGGGGTCACCGTATAAGGGTCCAAGGAGCTCGGCACCGCAGTCGATTGCGGATAAGGCCGCAGCCGCAGCTGCACTTCCAGATTGCCCTGCTGGTCCTTAAAGTCTGGGATAAAGCGCTTCATGAAGATTATGCTGTCGCCATCGCCAATGTCAAAGTAGCCAGATTGAATATAGGCCGTGATCGGTGATCCGTTGGCATTTCTGCCTGTTTCTTGTAGATACACACGTGCTCGCCCCGCCGTCAGCCCATTGATCGTTGAAATCGTAGAGGCCGTGCTGGTTGGCAAAAACTCAGCCGCTGTAGGTTTCTCGTATGTACCAATGTCAGACCAAGCGGTTCGCGGCATTGTGCCCACGTGCCACGTGTTTTCTAGGTAGTTGTAAGTCACAAAACGATCGATGAACATCGATGCTTCTGAGCAATACCACCATGTCACTTCGTTGAATTGCGAGTTGACGCCAGCGTTGAATTTGTAACCCTGGACAAGATTTATGTCTTTAAAGACGTAGTCCTGAACCGTGCAAGGCATCTTTTTGACCGTACCGTCAAAGACGTAGAAGGCCTCTGGGCCCATCCAAAAGGCCAAGCCATTGACGTCCACCGCCGCATGCGGGCTAAGGCATCCACAGTTGGCGCCAAGCTGCTGAAAGCTAAAGGTATACGGAGGACCCACATACTGCATACCATGCAGGGAGGTGTCCGTGAAGATCAAAATCTGACCACGTGACCTGATTGCCGAGACGATCTTACTGCCGTCCGTGAGCCGTTGTCCGCCAGCCGTGTTGGTTGCAGATTCGGTAAAGGTATTGATGTCCTCTTGATTGGAAAAGCGGACAAACATCGGATCCTGGCTGGAGGGTGTCCCGATGGTGGCTTCTGTGCCCAAGCAAACAAGATGGCGATCTGGAGTAGAGACAAGCGCATAGTTGCTTTTCGTGGGAGCCCCAGAAATGGCCGTGGCCCGTGAAGCAAGGCCCGCGCTCGTGTCCCATATGTAAATGCCTCCCCCTACGACTTGACAGATCACATCCTCGCCAAAGGCATCCAATTGCCATACGCCAGGAAGAAGCTCCACCCCCGCACCACTTGGACGAGGGGTTCCCCACGTAGACAAGCTCCATGTCCCGGTGCCCCAGCCAAAGTCAAAGTAGCTAACATTTGCACCAATGCTTATTTGGTAAGCGCCCACGACAGAAGCCCCGCCGCTACCACTGTCGGAGGCATTCGCTGCCACAGAAGCTTGAATGGTGTATGTGTTAGAGGTGATAACCGTTTGTATTTCGTATTCTTGATTGAGCAGGGTGGCCGTGATGTTGCCGCCAAGGCTTACTGCTCCGCTGAAGGTCACGAAGTCCCCGGCAATTGCGCCATGGCCCGTGTCTGTGACCGTAATGATTTGACTGCCGTTCGTGGCAGCAAAGGTAACGTCCCCTGCCCCTGTAGTGCTACGGATAGGGGTTATGTCCCCCCAGGTTCCGCCCTGGTAGGCGTAGAGCTTTTTGTTGGTTCCCACCATCAAGTGTGGGGCACCGTTTAAAGCATTCCAGGAAAAGATGTCGGTGGCTAAGCCCACCAGATTTACCTGCTCGTCCCCGAAGTTAGTCCAGCCGCCTAGCTTTTCAGGAAGACCATAGCGAAAACGGATATAGTCCCCGTCAATCCAGCCGCCTTCGGCGCCGTATTCGGTGTTCTGCTTGTCAATCCCAGGCTTGAGGGCAAGGCGAAAATAGGCCATTTAGTTGCCCCATGTCTTGGCACCAGCCGCAGGAAGGGTCGTGACCCAGATGGAAACGCTTTGAATAGCTTGCCAAGGCTGACCGCAGTTCGTGCATGTTCCGCTGGCCTCTTCCAAGGCGCTGACCGGGTCCTTGCAGTGTGAGCAGAAAATTTCGATTTCGTGCTTAGGCTCTACGCCAAACTCGGCTTTTCTGGCTTCGATAATTGTCTTCATTAGGCCACAAGTCCTTGTAGATACACCGTTTTACCATCTTTCTTGGTGGCTGTCAGCACCTCTTTTTTGTTGTCCTCAGCCACGTAACTCACGTGCACCCAGCCAGAATCGGGGATGCCGGGGGTATAGAA